AGAGGGCTTACGTTATTCCCAATGAGACCACGTCCCACATTTTGTTAAAAAAGCACGAAAAAATACTTGACAAATAATATGGTGTGTAGTATTATAATTATAGAAACAAAGATAACACATAAAATAAGGAGGAATAAAAAATGACGTTAAGTAGTAAGATTGTATGGGACGAAACTTTCGGACAGGATTCATATAACTTTTATAAACAGGCGAAAGAAGTTGAAATGCAAATAAATAAAGACGACTATGTAATAGGAATGGTGTTAAGGGTAAATAGTGATTTACAGTTACGAATGTCAAAAATTTTAGAACAAGGCGGAAACGATAACACGGGTAGAGCTATAGACTATATGTTGAGAACTATCGGAAGATATCTCCATAGAACATATTGTGTAAAAGAGCATAGATACATGGCAACCATAGATTTAGTGTTGAAAAAATTTATTTTAGAGTGTATATAAGAATAAAATAAGGAGGAATAAAAAATGCTTAATGAAGAAAGACGAAATGTTAGAATCCGTGTGATTGATTTTAATACAGGTGCAATAGTTAGAAGTGAAGAGATTTTATCTGGTGAGTTATTATCAAGAATAGCTTGTAGATTTGCGACTAAAGATACTACTGTTATTGCATCAGTAGATAATAGTTTTTATTGTTACTATATTAATGGCGACGATTTTTTGTGCAGTTCTATTAATGATATTGAAATAATTAGCTTTTTTGAGGATGTATTATCAGGAGTGTATGATTATGCACGAGACGCTTACCATATACAATATGGTAGAGTTATAGGATTGCTACAGTTACGTCATAATTATAAGCATACTGTATTACTTTCTTGTATAAATAACATATGGAATACAAGATACTATAGAATAGCATACAGACAATAATATGATTCAACAGAGGAGGAAAAAATAAATGGTTAAATATAGACTTCATAACATCACAGATTTTGGCGTAGAACTCCATGACTTCTACACTGAAAACTCACTAAATAACTACATAACCTTGTTTGTAGACCCTCCATATTGGGTTGAAAATTTAGAAACACATGAAAATGTGTATACAGGTTTTGATGGGCATATCGAAACTCATTTAGTTAATGAAAATACAGTAGTTACCCCCAATAAATTAGGCGACTTAAATGTTTCACGTGAAACATTACATGAAAGTGAAATAGAATGGATAAAAAGACACAATATTGTAGAAGAAAAAGAGCCATTTATTAAATCAGAAAAAATATTCTATTTCTTAGCTATGTTATCTGTCATTGTCATGGCAATATTTTTACTATATCTTTTCTTATCTATTGTATCATTTATAGCAGAGCACTTTTCAGAGTTCACTTGGAAAGTATTTAATATTTTATAAGGAGGAAAATCATGGCAAAATTAACAAACCAATTATTACGCTACAAAGTGATGTTTACGAAAGGAGGCACAGGCGGTTACACCGCTCGTGTCATGATACCAAAAGAAGCCATACGCGATTTAGGCATTCACCCGGGAGACAGTATTGAATACACACGTGTACCGCATGGCTTACTCTTAAGAAAAGTGCAAAAGGAGGGCGACTAAAAGATGGCTAATAAGCGTATTAAAAAGAAGAAAACAAAAGCTTCTATTTTGCAACAGCAATATGTTAAAGAATATAATAATTATTTAGCTCGTGTTAGAAATCAGCAAAAACAGGGTGTACAGGTTCAGAGAATTAAGCGAGTGAAAAAACCCACTCAAGCTTCTATTGAAAGACTGCAAAAACAGACAGCTAAAGAGATACGCGAGAGAGCATCTGTTGTAAACATGCTTACAGGTGAAATAATAACGTCTAAGGAATATGGACGTAAACATGCACTTGAAATAAATAGAGTTTTTACGAAATTAACACCACAGGAACAGGAATATGCTAGATTTCATGATTATACAAACGCAAAAGAATTAAAGACATTACAAAAGAGAGGCATCAAGGTAAATATAGCAACACCTGTATTAGACTACGAAGCAATTATTGACTCGTTGTATGATTCTTTAGAGAGTTTTGCGCCAAAAACAGCGCACTGGTTAAGGCAAAAAACAGACGCTCTATTAGCTAATGCATCAGAGAAAGAAAGAGCACTATTTGCATATACATACGCAAAAGAACCCGAAGCATTTCCAACAGAGGCATACATGGATAAAGCTACGGTTGACGCTGTGTTTTGGAATATTTTGCGGAGAATGGGCGTTCTTAGTTCTACAGAAGATTTTCAAGAATTTCTACAGGAACAAGATATTGTTATTGAGAACGAATAAAAAAAGGGGTGAGTATAAATGCCACGAAAAAAGAAAATAACCTTTTGGGCTTGCGATTTTGAGACAACTGTATGGGGTGAAAAAGTAGAGCAAGAAAAAGGCAAAAAGCAAGACAGTACGGAAGTTTGGTCGGGAGCGGACGTGGCTTTATATGATGATACTGAAACCGTTACAATAACGCATTCCATAAGAGATTTTTTAAATAGGTTTTTGACAATGAAAGGAAACAATGTATTATACTTCCATAACCTAGCTTTTGACGGTTCTTTTATTGTTGACTTTTTATTAAAAGAGGGGTGGCGCTGGGTACACTGTAAAGATAAAGAAATGAATTCAAAAGATTTTCAAACTTGTATATCAGATATGGGTTCATGGTACTGGATTAAATTAAAATGGAATAAGACGTTTTTAGAAATCCGAAACTCTTTGAAACTTATGCCCTCTTCATTGAAAAATATCGGGAAATCATTCGGGACAAAGCATCAAAAATTAGATATGGATTACGAGGGTGAAAGATATGCCTATTGTGATATATCAGAAGATGAAAAGAAATACATTGAAAATGATGTGTTAGTGTTAAAAGAAGCCTTAGAAATGATGTTTGACGAAAAGCACGATAAATTGACAATAGGGTCTTGTTGTCTGTCAGAATTTAAAGGGTTTTATGAGAACAAACAATATGATAAGTTATTTCCCGACATTAGAGAAGATTATCTTGACGAATCAATTACAGATGTGTGGAATCAATGGGATTATGTCCATAAATCATATCACGGTGGCTGGTGCTATGTAAATCCGCAATACTCTCATACCGTAGTAGGTGACGGATTAGTGTATGATGTAAATTCTCTTTATCCGTCTATGATGCATAGCATTAGCGGAAACAAATACCCGTTCGGACATGGGGAATACCATAGGGGAGCGCCCTCCGATGAACTTATAAGTTCTACTAATAAATATTTTTTTATCCGCTTCAATTGCCGATTTCAACTAAAAAAGGGGGCGTTCCCGTGGCTTCACATTAGGCAGAGTGCATTGTATAAAGCGAATGAAAATTTATACAGCTCTAATGTAAGATATAGAGGTGAATATTATAGATATTATCGTGATATTGATGGACAGATGCATGATACTAATATTACCCTCACTATGACTTGTACTGACTGGCAGTTATTTCAAGAAACTTACGATATTTTTGACTTAGTTATATACGACTATGTATGGTTTTACGCTAGAGAGGGTTTTTTCGATGAATACATAAATAAATACGGAGAAGAAAAGAGAACCTCAAAAGGTTTTAAAAGGCAAAAAGCGAAACTCTTTTTGAATAATCTGTATGGCAAATTCGCCATGTCGGATAACTCTTCCTATAAAGAGCCTTATCTTGATGAAGATGGTATTATAAGATTTATTTTGCATGAAGAACATGAAAAGAAAGTAGGATATATTCCTATCGGTAGTGCTATTACATCTTATGCAATGAATTTTACAATTCGTCATGCTATGGCGAATTATGAGCGATTTTGCTACGCCGATACGGATTCTATTCATTTGATTGGACTAGATAAAGCAAATAAGGTTGTGGAGCACCCTACGAATTTCTGTTGTTGGAAATGCGAAAGTACGTTTGATTTTGCATATTATGAGCGTCAAAAGACTTACGCAGAACATATAGTTGAAGAGAATCATGAGCCTTGTGAGCCTTATCTTGATATTAAAGCTTGTGGAATGAGCAGTCAAGCTAAACGCAAATTTATTGAAGAGGGAAAAGACATTTCAGAATTATCCACTGGACTTAGTATGGAAACTTGTAATTTGAAAGCAGAGCGTGTACAAGGAGGTATTGTATTAAGAAATAAGGACTTTAATATCCATACGCAAAAAGATAAAAAAATTATGATATAATACTTGACTATATTTAGTTGTTGTGCTATTATAATAATGTAATAAATAAAACATATTACATTACATTCACACTCACGAAAACAGAAAAAAGGAGGAAAAAAGATGTTTACAAGGACATTAGTGACAGCAGAAGTATCTGTTGAAAGAATCTACAAAGATAAGGAGACAGGTAAAATCAAGAAAGATTCCTTTGACGAAAAATTGCCAAATTGTAAGACAAGAGACAAAGCCGAAATCTTGATTGAAAAGAAGTATAAGGGCGACATTGTTTCCATTTTGGGCATTAAATTCAAATTAGAGAAACGCGCTATGACAGATGAACAGTTCTTACTCAATTCAGAGGTCAAGAGCGAAAAAATTGTTACAGAAGCAGAGTTGAAGGAAATTAAAAAGGAAGATTAGCAGGAAAACAGGAGGTAAATTATTATGGTAGAAATTAAAGAAATGAGCAGAGAATTTACAAAGGTCGAGAAGTATCTTATGACTACAGCACCCGACATTGAACCATTAAAAAATATCGCTGACGGGGAATCTATTCCAGTTGACGGATATATTATTTTTGATGATATCAAAGATAACGGAGATGTGCAGGAGATTGTGAGCATCATCACATCTGATAAGAAAGTTTATTCAGGGCAGTCTGCAACCTTTAGACAGTCTTTGAAAGACATTGAAAGTGTCATGGACGGTGAAAAATTTTCTATTATTAAAATTAGCGGAAAGACAAAAGCAGGTCGCGATTATATTAATTGCACCTTAGACGTATCAAATTTATAAAATGATGTCGTGAGAATACCATTTTATGTTCTCTTCTTCTAAAGAGGTGGCTATATGTCACCTCTTTTTAAAAAATAATTGTTTCACGTGAAACATTAGGAGGTGTTAATGTGATTAATGATTGTTATTACCATTGTGACAGGTTGTTGACATTAAAAGATAAAAACGGGAACACACCCGACATTTATATTGTTGATGGAAATAGAACGGCAGGAAAAAGCTACTCCATTAAGTGTAGACAAGTTTCTGACTTTTTAAAAGATAAATATAGACCCGAAAATCAATTTATTTATTTATATCGCAATGTCGTTGATATGAAAAATTGCGCTGATACATATTTTGGTGATATATCTGAAAAATTTGACGGGTATGTAATGACTGAAAAAAGTTTAATGAATGGGGCATTAGTACAATTATTTTTAAATGAAGAGCCATGTGGTTATTGTTTAGCGTTGTCTGTCGCTAGAAAATATAAAAAAATGCGTGGCTTATTTGTAAATATCCGTTCTGTATTTTTTGACGAATATCAAGACGAAGATAACGTATATCTCTCAAACGAAGTAAATAAGCTTTTATCATTGCTTACAACGATTAGTGCAGGACGCGGAAAGCAACATAGAAGAGTTATGTTATATATGGCGTCAAATACCGTGTCATTATTGAACCCTTATTATAGCGTTTTTGGGATTAACAAAATGCTAAAATATAATACTAAAATTTTACGAGGTGATGGCTGGGTATTTGAACGAACTTATAATGAAAATGCATCAACAGCATATAAGGAAAGTGGAATTGCGCGAGCGTTTCAGGGGGCGTCTTATAATGAATATGCTAGTGAAAATAAATATCTGAATGACAATGATTGTTTAATCGGAAAACCAACAGGTCAGTCACGTTATATTTGTACAATTCGATTCAATGAAAAAATGTATAACGTAAGAAGATACGACACTTATATGTATATTTCAACTGGTGCAGATGAAAGTTTTCCGACACGAATATGTTTTACAAAGAATGATGTAATAGACAATACGGCTATTCGCGTAAATTCAACCCATTATATCGTCACGATGCTACGGGAATATTTCAACAGGGGGTTGCTTTTGTTTGAAAATTTGGAATGTAAGAACATGATATTTGATGTCATATCGTTTTAATGTTTCATGTGAAGCATTGACATATTAAATTATATATGTTATAATTACAATGTACCCAAAATAATACGAGCATTGTAATTGATATACGCGCACATAGACAAGTAGTCTGATATCAATTTTTGGATTTGCGTCCCCTTTGATTCGATTATTTTGTACCGTACAAAATGTTTCACGCGGACAATGTTTCACGTGAAACATTTTTATTTACAAACAAATCTATTTGTGGTATTATATAAAAAAGGAGGTGATAATATGCAGGAAGTCATGACAGCTATTAACACATTGGGTCTACCTACAGTTGTTGCGATTGCGTCCATGTGGTACGTGAAATACAGAGAGGATAAAAATGACGCACGCATAGACAAACTAAATGAAGCGCACAAAAAAGAAATGGGAGATATTACAGAAGCTTTGAACAACAACACACTTGCGCTTCAAAGAATATGCGATACATTTGAACAGAAAAGGGAGGATTAAACATGGCAGTGAAAAAAGCAGTAGACATTTCATATCACAACGGGGTTATTGATTTTGAACGATTAAAAAACGCTGTAGACTATGTTATCATTCGTTGCGGATATGGACAAGATATGGCATCACAAGACGATAAACAATGGAATCGAAATGTCAGTGAATGCGAAAGATTAGGGATTCCATACGGCGTATATTTCTATTCCTATGCAAAAACCACAGCTAGAATAGAGGGTGAAATTAATCATTGTCTTAGATTATTACAGGGGCACACTCCTAATCTTCCTGTATTTTTTGACAGTGAAGAAAAAGGAACACAAGGCGTAGCAAAGCACAACGCAAAGCGTTTTTGCGATGCGATGCTGACGAACGGTTATAAGGCAGGAATCTATGCTAGTAAATCATGGTTCGAGAATTATATTGGCGAAACATGGGGATATGATTTATGGATAGCTCGGTACGCGAATGTATTAGGTGTAGATAATGTGGACATATGGCAGTATTCCAGTAATGGCTCTGTTGACGGTATTAATGGAAGATGCGATGTGAATCACGTGTACAAAGACTATGGAGCTTCAAGTGCTACGCCTACTATACCGCAGCCCCCTACTAGTCAAGCAAAACCAAGAAATGAATTGATTGCTTTAGGTCAACAGCACGCTATTAATTTTACAGGTGTTCAGATTGCTGTAGACGGGATTGTCGGGAGAAACACAAAAAGAATGGCTGTACGTGTCGTGCAAAGAGCTATGAATGAGGACTATGGTTATACCATTGCAGAGGACGGAATTGTAGGCAAAAAGACAAGAGCAAAAGCAGGAAAGCATTATGTAAAGCGAGGAGAAACGCAGTATCTTGTCACAGCTCTTGAAATCTTGTGTTTGTTGCAAGGAAAAGACCCGAACGGTGTCGAATGTCCAGGAACATTTGGCGGAGGTCTTGCACGCGCTTGTGGTAGTGAATTTGTCTACGCAAAAGATATGCTATATATGTTATAATTTCTATTCACGTGAAGCAAAAAAATGTTTCACGTGAAACATTTTAAGGGGGGTGTAGTAAAAAATGCCAAATATTAATGTAGCGTATCAATGGGTGGTCAATGCGTGCAATGCTCCTAATATTGGCTATTCACAGCAATACCGAAGAGGGCAGACCGTGAACGGCATTACTTATTATGATTGCAGTTCTTTTATATCAAAAGCGCTAACAGAAGCAGGATTTTTCTCACCGAATCCGTGGTTCACTACAAGAACAGAAGAGGGATATCTATTACAGGCAGGATTTAACGAAATTAGTGTCAATGAGGCATGGCAGGCAGGTGATATTGTTTGGCGCAGTGGTCACACGGAAATGGTATACAGTGGAAACGGTGTTGGAGGTGGCGGTGTCACTATGGGAGCACACAGCGGGCGTTATCCGTTACCTGAACAAGTCAGTATTAATTCCCATGTAAGTAAGCCCTCTGCATGGACAAAGATATATAGATATGGTGACAGTGCAGGAATGCCTCTTGAGTGGATTCACGGAAACCGATATCTGACAGACGATGAAATGAAGAACAACGCTTATGTATTCTATAGCACAATGTTCTTCAAAGATTTCACCTTGAACGCCATTGCAGGAATGTTAGGAAATATGGAGACAGAATCCAATATCAATCCTGAATTATGGCAGTCACTAAAAGAGGGAAACTATAACGGAGGTTACGGATTAGTTCAGTGGACACCTGCCACAGTCTATACAGATTGGGCGAACGCTCACGGGTATGACATCACAGACGGTTACTATCAATGTGTTTGGCTCAATGAAGAAACAGTAAGTAGTGGACAGTGGATTGAGACATTAAAATATCCGATATCATGGGAAGAGTTCAGAAAGTCCACGAAAGAACCAGACTACTTAGCGTCTGTATTTTTAAAAAATTTCGAACGTGCAGGGGTGGAAAAAGAAGAGGATAGAAAAAAGAACGCGCTAAAATGGTATGCATATTTACAGACATTATCCCCATACCCGATTCACCCACACGCAAGAAAAAGAAAAATGCCTCTTTACTTTTTCTTGCCGTGGTGATATAATAAAAATCGTAAAAGGGTGACACTAATATAAGGAGGTAAAAAATTATATGGATTATAATGAAGCATTAAGCGAATTAATTGACGCTGTGGTAGACGTGGAGGAACATGGAGACGCTATCGAAGTTTTACAAAATTACGAGAGCGAAAGAGATGGAGAGTCAGACAGCGAATGGAAAGACAAGTATGAAAAGTTAGAAGCCGAGTACAAAAAACGCTTTAAAGCGCGCATGAAAGAATCTGCTACTAATGCAGACGGTGAAGAAAAGAAAGACGAAGCAGAAGAAAAAATTACCGTTGAAGATTTGGACTTTGACGGGAAGACGGAGTAAAGGGAGGTTTAACAAATGGCAGACGCAACGAATAGAAATATTTTAAAAGCAGTAAGGCAGGAGCTTTCTTTTGAAGTTCAGAATCACTTGCCTGTAGAAGTCTTAGACAATTTACAGGCTGTCTATGATAACATTCTGAATTTTGCTCCTGTACGGAACGAAATTGTTCCGTCATTAATTAATCGTATCGGTATGCAGACCGTGGACAGTATCGCATGGAGAAACCCGTTAGCACGATTTAAAAAAGAACCTATGCGCTATGGCGAAACACATGAAGAAACATACGTTAATATGTGTAAAGGTCGTGTCTATGATTCACAGGCAGATTTTAAATTCGCATTTCAGCAATACCAGTCTTATATCATGAGCGTGTTCCACAATGTCAATCTTGAAATTCAGTATCCAATTACGGTTACTTATGATAACCTTAGAAAAGCTTTTACTAGCGAATATGGAATCCGAGACATGATTAAGGCAAAAATGGAGAGTGCTATCACAGGAGCGAACTGGGATGAATACCTTGCTATGCGTGATTTGATTAATGTTGGTTATGAAAAAGAGGTACTTCCAGCAGTGACCGTTGACGCGATTGTCGATGAAGCATCGGCGAAAAAATTACTGATTGAAGTAAAAAGAGCAGTTGGCGAGTTTGGTTTTCCGTTACCTGAAAACAACCCAGCAGGGGCGACTTCTCATGCTATGCCTGCTAACCTTATTTGGATTACAACGCCTGAAGTTAATGCTCAGATTAGCGTTGACGCATTAGCATATGCGTTCCATATGGACAAGGCAGACGTAGCAGTTCAGACGGTTATTGTAGACAAATTTGCCAGTGATGCAATACAGGGAGTTCTTTGCGATGTGCGATTTTTCAACGTGCGCGACCAGTTCAAAGAAATGAGTGACCAAAGACTTGCAAATGTATTATCTTGGAACTACTTCTATACACAGGTAGAAATGGTAAGCGCAAGTCCGTTCTATCCGATTCGTGTATTTACAACAGATACTGTTGTTGATGCACCGACTCTCGGTGTTACGACAGGAACTTACACAGCAGGGCAGACACAGGAAGTTGAAGTAACGGTCACAGGTGGGTCAGGCACATATCATCAGAATTTAGTGACGCTTGAAGTTGACAGTGGTGCTACTTCTGCTAAGACGTATGTAATTCCTGGAACACATCTTTTGCACACAGGAGCGGACGAGACAGGAACTATCGTATTAAAAGCGATTTACAGACCAAATGAGAAAATCACAAAAACAGCAAGTTTCACAAAAGCGTAAATTTAACGGAGGTGTTTATCTATGATAAATTTACCATCTCAAGGAGGGGTTGCACCACGCAACCCCGAAACAAAATTAAGATTGTATAGTGGTGTGCCTTGGTCTGACGAATATGAACACGTTAGATTATACAACTCGAAAGAAGATTTGCTAAATCATTTAGAGTTGTATCGTAAACATATTAACGGAGTTGACCTGTCACATCTTGCACCTATTAGAATAGGAAATTATGATATCCGCGTACCGTTCACAGAGATGAAAGCACTTAATCTCAATTATTTAGCTTTTCAAAATAGCGGTATTTCTAACGAATGGGTATTTTGCTTTATTGACTCCATCGAGTGGTTATCAGAAAAAACAACTAGAATTAATTTTTCTTTAGATGTTTTTCAAAATAACTTTTACGATGCAAATATAAAGCCTTGCTTTGTAGAGTATCATCATATTCCTAGAAGTGCAGATTCGATAGGCGTAAATCTAACGCCTGTGAATATTGAGACAGGAGAAACGATTGTATCACGACACAAAAAATTAGACTTGACACCAACAGAGTGTTGCGCTTTTGTGACACGAGGAACAGCAGAGCAAAGTTGGTTTGAGGGTCGAGTGGAAAACGGCGTGTATTGCTGGGGTAGTATTGGACATTATGATGTCACAACCGAAGAGGGACTAAAAGGGATTAACACGTTATTAGAGGGTTACAATAATCAAGGGGCGCAAGATGCAGTAATAGGGTTATTCATGTCCCCGAAATTATGCACACTTGCTTTAGGCGGAAAAGAAATCAAACCGAAAATAACAAGCATGCAGATTTCTGATAATGTGTTTGAGGGATATAAGCCAAAAAATAAAAAGCTATATTCTTATCCGTGGTTATTCTGTTTGGCTGACAACAATCAAGGAAATACCCACATATACAGATATGAGTATAGTTATAATCGGGATAAGTCCCTTGAGTTCGACAGCTATGGAACAATCGCCACGTTACCGCAAGTCTTGACAGCACCGAAAAATTATAAAACACGTGAAGAGTTAGGACATGGACTAATGAGTGAAGCACTTATTAACTCCTCTTTCCCGATGTGTTCCTTTTCCTCTGACACTTATCGAGCATGGCTGGCACAAAATAAAAGTTCAATTGCTCTATCACAAGTTCACACAGCTGTCGATGCCACTCTAGAAACAGGCACGGCAATATCTGGGCTTGCTAGTGGAAGTTTACAGGGAGGTCTTAACGGTCTTGGCAAAACAACGAACGCTTTTTGGGACGCTCTTGGAATGTTGGCGAATCAGACAGACAGAGCAAGAAACGCGGGAGTAACGCATGGGAAAGCATTATCAGAAAATGTTCTGACAGGTATCAAGGAGTGTGGCGTTGATTTTTACGAGATGTCATGCAAAAGACAATTTGCAGAAATGGCAGATAGCTTTTTCGAGCAATTTGGCTATCCAATCAATAAGATTGCAACCCCTTATTTACATTCGAGGTCGTACTGGAATTATGTAAAAACCTCTCATTGCGGATTCACTGGAAATATTGATTTAGACCAGTTGAAAAAACTGCGAAATATATTTGACAACGGTGTGACTTTGTGGCATACTGATGACATAGGGAATTATGGTCTATCCAACGATTAAGGAGGTGATATCATGCGAAACCCTTTAAGAATTTTTGAAAAATGTAAAGATAAAAAATTTAATGGTGATTTTGAAACAATCAAAACTATCTATTTTTATGATATTTTTGATATATTTGTAAATCGGTATCAATGGCATAACTTACCCGAAGAAATTTTGCCGATGTACATTGAACAAACACTTTTTTGGCATGGACTTGGTGTATTCATCAAAGATGATATAGCAGGATACGCTTTTATGAAAGTTGCATTATCAGGATTGCCTGATATTTATAATATCCCTCAAGATAGAATTGCTTATACGGCTAATGGGTATATCGAAGATTATGGCAAGAAAAATAGTTGCATTTTATGGAACAATTATTCGACTATGCCATATTACTATAAAGCGTTAATGTATGCTGATGCAATGGCGAATACATGGAAAACAAAAGGCATTAATATGTACGCACAACGTACACCTGTTGCACTTTCTTCATCAGACAATGAAAAACTAAGCTTTGAAGTAGTAGGCGAAGAGTACGATAACTATTTACCTATTCTAAAACTTTCTGATTCATTAAATTTAAAAGATATCAAAGCTTTGAACATGGGAGCCCCTTACATTGTCGATAAATGTGAACAGGAATTACGAGATTTATGGTCACAAGTATTAACATCTTTAGGGTATGAAAGTAATCCAGTAGAAAAAGGTGAGCGTCTTGTTACAGGTGAAACGGCAGGGAACAACGGGCAGATTGAAGCAAATAGAAATGTTGGTCTAATATTGAGAAGAAGATGCGCGAACGCTATTAACGAATTATGGGGACTCAATGTGACTGTTGATTTCAATAGTGTGTTGCCGACCATGCTTAATGGATATATACCTGAAAAATATATGCAAAGAGGTAAGGAGGGTGACGAGATTGAGTAAATACACTACAACTATAAAAGATATTTGTGAAAGCTTTATCCATACCCAAGAACTATGTAGCATGGACTTATCTGTACAAAGAATTATTGACAAAACACAGGGAAATTTTTTTGACTTTGATTTTCCTTTTTATTCAGAAGATAGAAAAGACTTATACACGTTTAAGACATATTTTCTACTTAGGTATTGGAATAATTATATAGGCTTTGAAACTCTAGGAATGTGGAAAACAGCTTTTATAGCAAAAATGTATGAATTGATGCCGTATTACACAAAATTGTATAGTGCAATTCAAAAAGACAACCCTTTTACAAATGTAAATATGACAATCACAGAAGCAGAAAAAGGAAACGAAAAAACAACAACTAATTCAACAGATGCAGGAAAGAGCGAGGTAAAAAACAACCAAAATTATCAAAATATTGATAGTGATAACCCACAAGTTACCGTAGCAACACAAGATTATGCAAGTGCTATGAGCAGAGGTGAGACTGTCAATAACACTACGACAATGGCAAATAATAGCCGTGCAGGGAACGACAACAAAGACAGCAAAAGAGACAGAGCAACGAAAGAGATAGGATTAAGAGGAAAATCAACAAGCGAAGCAATAGCAGAATATCGTGAGCAAATACAAAATATCAACAGAGAACTTGTAAATGCTTGTCGCGATTTATTCATGAAAGTTTGGTAAAAAGGAGGTGAGATATATGGCAAATGAATTAAACCCTTTAGTTACTTTACTTTGTTGTGATATACCTAGCGTGTACAGTAATAAACAAAGCTATTACGAGTGTTTATGTTATATCGGTTATAAAGTGAATGAGTGTATTGACGCAATTAACGGCTTTACAGACGCATATAAGCAGTATACAGATGAAAAAATTGCAGGATTGAAAGCCTATATTGATGGTCTTAACACTGATATCTATAAGCATATCGCAGAAGTAGAAAAAAATATCCGAGATGATATGAATAAAAAAGATACCGAACTTGATGAAAAAATAAATAAAGTTCAAACACAACTTCTTGATAAGATTGGCACATTGAATATTTTGATATATGACTTAAATGCTGAGACAAGAGCGCATATTGATACAGAGGTAAAAAAGCTATATGATTATATCAATGATTATGTTCCTAATAACATGGAAGTGTTAAACCCTGTAAAGGGTTATCGAACAAGTTTGAACCAAGCGTTAGCTGATATGTATGATAATCTACGGTATTATGCTTTAACGTGTAATGAATTTGATTCATTAAATTTGACTTGTACAGAGTTTGACGAGTTATTAATTAACTGCACAGAATTTGACTTATACAGTGCAAAAAGATTTCGCGTTGATAGTAACTTATACATGCATGACCCATTTACAGGGAAATATGTATTCTATCAAGATGTTATCTATAAACTCGCGGGGTTACACTTTAATAACCCTATTTCAGCTAGTGAGTTCGACGCTTTATTATTGACCGTAGCAGGATTTGAAGCTAAGGCGTTAAGTGCTTACACTTTCGACAGCAACGCTAAAACGGCGTTACATTTATAAATTAAGGAGGAATAAAAAATGAGTTCAACAAACAAAACAACTTATTATGATTTAAGTCAGTATATCGGGACTGACAAGCCGACATATTTAGGAGATTATAATTCTGATATGTCTAAAATTGATGCGGGAATTCACGGTGCAGATGATAAAGCTACCACAGCTTCACAAAATGCAGGAAGTGCAATTGCTAGAGTCGGTGAAGTAGAAAAAACAATAAAAACACATACTGGAAGTATTTCATTATTACAGACTGATGTTTCGGGTCTAAAAGAAAGTGTAAAAACAGCACAGAATACAGCAACAGAGGGTAGTCAAAAAGCTGACAATGCACAGCAGACAGCGAACAGCGCACTTTTGACAGCTAATAACGCTAGTTCAAAAGCTGACAACGTAAATAAAGATACAACACTGTGGACAGGTTCTATTAAAAATCAAACAGTTACTCTAAATGACAGTTTAACTAATTACAGATTTTTATACATTGAGACTGACGAGGGCGTATCTCCTATATTTCCTTTTAGAAACGACAAAAAATCTTATTGCGGAGCACAGCAAGTTATATCACCTCAAGGCTCATCGGTTGCTACAATCTCTATACAGATTAAAGTTGTTGATGATACACATATTACTATTTATACGAACGCAATGGATCATGCGTTCGGAAGTACACACCCAGGACTTGATGCAAGAACTACTCTAGGTGTGTATGGTATCCCGAGATAAACGAAGCTAAAAATTAATAAAAATAACCTTGCCAATTTTGGTGAGGTTATTTTTTCGTGTTTTTTAACAAAATGTGGGACGTGGTCTCATTGGGAATAACGTAAGCCCTCT